ACAAAGATTAATAACTTTTTACAATGATTCAACTACTCAATATTTAAAACAAGATGGTGTACAAATTGATAGTGATAGTAAAACTCCTTCATCTTATGGAAGTAAAGATATAAGTTTATTTGCTGACACAAATATTGGTAAAGGTTTTGTAGGTATTTTTCAAGAATTTATTTTTTATCCATCTGAGCAGTCGTCTAATTTAACAGGTATAGAAACTAATATTAAAAATTATCACGGAATATAAAATGGAGATAACAGGATATAAATATAATACAGAATCTGAAGCAATAGCTGCAAGAAAACAATGTGCTGATTTTTATGGATTACCAATTACACCTGATGATGTGCTTAAATATTATGTTGATTATCAAGAAGCAAATTTAAACACTCCTGTTTTTTACTACATAGAGATTTATGAAGGTGTAAGAGAAATATTAGGAGAACCAGAAACATTTAATGTAGTTTTTGAAGAACCAACAGAAGAATGAGAAAAGCTACAATATTAAAAAAATACAAGCCTAAGAAAAAGCGTAAAGGAATACACGCTAAGACTAAAACGTCTACCACTAAAGGATCTAAATTGTATAGAAAGAAGTATAATGGACAAGGTAAATAGTATAAAAATGGATGACCACAGTTTATTAATAGCTTTAATTTCAGCTTTAGGAATTAAAGAAATTTGGAACATAATAAAACAAAAAATAGACATAGGAGATAAAAGAGAACAACGCCAGGACTCTTTACAAGCCCAGGTCATAATGCAACTAAAAGACAAAATAGAGTCTTTAGAGTCTAGAATTGATGTGTTGATTCAAGAAAACACACAACTAAGAGAAAAACTTGCTAGAGTTGAGGAGCGTTTAATACTAAACGCAAAAAAAAAAGTCAATAGAAAAATAAAAAGAAATGAGGAAAATTGATAAAATTATAGTTCATTGTTCTGCTACTAGAGAAGGTCAACACATACCAGTTGAAACTATAAAGAAATGGCATGTTGAAGGTCGTGGCTGGTCAGATATTGGCTATCATTTTTATGTAGAATTAGATGGCACTATTAAAAAAGGAAGAGATATAGACAAGTCTGGAGCTCATACGAAGGGAAATAATAAAAGCAGCATAGGACTCTGTTATTGCGGAGGAGTTGAGGCAGACGGTAAAACACCTAAAGACACTAGAACAGAAAGTCAAAAAGAAAGTCTGTTGCATGTACTTAAAACATTAAAAGCAATGTTTCCAGAATCTACTATTTATTCACATAATGAGTTTGCTAACAAAGCCTGTCCATCTTTCGACGCTACTAATGAGTATAAAAGTTTATAGGTGAAGAAACTAAAAGACAGTAAAATAGGAACATTACTAAAAGAAAAAGCTCCTAAAGTTTTAGAAATTATTGGGGATGTGTTGCCTTCTAGTGGTACTATGGGAATATTAAAAAACATTATTTCTAAAGATCCTGACTTAACACCAGAAGAAAAGGCAGAACTACATAACCAAGTCACAGAACTATATAAACTAGAAGTAGCAGACAGAGACTCAGCTAGAAAAAGAGAAGTTGAAATTACTAAAGCTGGAGGTAATGACTGGATGATGAATTTAACAGGTGTTGTTGGTTTGTTATGTTTTGTTTTTATAGTTTATTCAGTTGTATATATACCAGATGTTTTACACAATGAATTGTTTGTACATTTAATGGGAATGGTTGAAGGTGTTGTCATTGGAAACATATTTGCGTTTTACTACGGAACAAGCTCAAAAAAGTAAATTAAATATTTTTATTATATTTACAAAAACCAATACTAACCAAAATTGAAATCTCATAATAAAAGGTGGAAAGATAAAGGCAACCCACGCTACAGACTTAACCAAGACGAAGCAGAAATAATAAACAACTACAGACGAGCCATTCAAGAATGTGAAAAAGAAGGGTTAGACCCTCAGACTTTACATAGTGGATGGATTAAGAATGACAACGCTAGTCTATATTTTAAGCAACCTAAAGCAACAGAAAAAGACTTTAAGAAACTAGCTAAAGAAGTTATAGAAGAGGCTAAACAATATTCGCCTAAATACCCTAAACTAAATTATAAGAAATATACAGACGGACATTTATTGTTTATGTGTCCTAGTGATTTGCATATAGGAAAACTCTGTAGGTCTTTTGTAAGTGGTGAGGAGTATAACAACCAAATAGCAGTTACAAGAGCGTTAGAAGGCGTTAGAGGATGTCTAGCAAAGTCTCAAGGGTTTAATATAGATAAGACTATTTTATTACTTTCAGGAGATTTATTGCATGTAGATAATTTTAACATGACTACAACTGGAGGGACTAGACAAGATAGTGACGGTTTACTCTCAGACCATTTTCTTATTGCTAAAAGGTTGATGGTTGAAATAATAGAAATGTTGTTACAAGTCTCTAAGGTCCACGTAATGTTTACACCTGGTAATCATGACAATACAGTGGGATGGATGGTTGCAGAGTTATTAGCTGCATGGTTTAGACATAATAAAAATGTGACTTTTGATGTTAGTTTGCAAATGCGTAAATACTACAAGTATAAAAAGAACTTAATATCTTCTTGTCATGGTCATAAGATTAAAGCTGACACGTTACCAATGATAGTAGCTGACGAATGTCCAGACTGGTCCAGCACTAAATATAGATACATGTTTACTCAGCATATACATCACAAAATATCTAAACAATATCCAGGACTATGGGTGGAGTCTCTTATGTCACCTAGTGAAGCTGACACTTGGCATCACACCTCAGGCTATCAAAGCTCAAATAATAAAGCTATAGAAGCATTTTTATTTAGTGAGTTTGGGCAAGTTGCTAGAATAACACACCTCTTTTAACAATCGTTTGTTAATAAAGTTTCTATAGTTCTTTTTGTGTATATAAATATAATTACATATATTTACAACCATAAACTTAAAAACTATTATTTTGAAAAATTTAAAACAACAACTTTTAGAAGGTGAAACTTTAGAGTTTACAAATCATAAAGATGATTTAATAAACGTATGGTTTCAAGATGTAACAAATAATTTTTGCTTAGAGTTAAATTGTAAAGTAGTTAAAGCAACAAAAACTTTTAAGCCAATTCAAGAAAAATTAGACTTTTTACAAGCTATATAATATAAACAAATAAAAAATAAAAAATGTCAAGAACAATCAACTATACTACTAGAACTTTTTACGTGCCTGCTGACAAGCTAGAAACATTAATTAAGTTCCAAAATAAATGCAAAGAGAATGGACACAAGTCTTATTCTGAGGTAATTCTAAAACTTATGGAGGACTATAACGATGGATAAATACGAGTTTTACTACAGACAAAAACAAGAATGGGACTACTGGCAAGCTAACCAAAGACACAACTTTCTAAGTGACAGACTGCTAGCTATTATAAGTCAAGTCCAATGGAATAAGGGCATTCTTAAAAGGACTAAACTTAGTGACAATGACCTAGAAATCCATCAAAATAGATTTAGTAATTTAATAACTGAGGTTGTTAAAATATCTATTGAGCTAAAAGAATTAGCTATCAATTACAATCCAAAGAGGATCAAACAATTAATCATTATATTAACCAAAATAAAAAATCACAACAATGAACCAATTAAAAACAGTTGACATTAAGGGCAAAGCCTACGTCACAGTAAATGAGAGAATTAAATATTTTAGAGAAAAATTTACAGGATATTCAATGACCTCAGAAATAACTCACATTAACGATAATGGGGTAATAATTAAAACAATTATTAAAAACGATGCTGGAATAGAAGTAGCTTCTGGACACGCACACGAAAAGCAGAACTCAACTTTTATAAACAAGACTTCTTTTATAGAGAATTGTGAGACATCTAGTTGGGGTAGGTGTTTGGCTAACTTTGGAATCGGTGTAGATTCTAATGTAGCTAGTGCAGACGAAGTAGCTAACGCAATTAAAAACCAATAAGATGAAAGAATTTAAAATAAGATGTTCTGCTATTGGTAAAATAATGACCAATCCTAGAAGTAAAACAGAAACACTATCTAAAACAACTAAAACTTATTTAAAGGAGTGGAGTAAAGAACAAATTTACAACCGTAAAAAAGAGGTGTTTAGTAAGTATAT